CGCTCAGGGAGGCGACGGCAAAGGCAGTGGTAAAAACTTCGAGGATCTTCGCCTCAAGTTCTTCCCTTCTAACGGGAAGTTGGGTGGTAATTATCAGGCGGCTAAGCCTGGTGAGGATTTCCGTCCCATCACTGATTAGTTTAATCAGCGGTTCTATCGGGTAGAGCTACATCTCGGAGCCACCCGTATACGTGCACTCTCCGCGCCCGACTTCAAGACCCGTTAAAAGAAGGACTTCGGGCTCTGTGCCTCGGCTGCTCTATTATATTTTAAGTACCATTACTAAGATATATAGACATTTACGAGAACGGAAGTGAGAGACCTGGCAAGAGTCTGTTTTAAAGACCTCTCCGTTGTGAACAACTGTATTTGGATTGACAAGGAGAACGCTGGGACCGCTGCCACCCTATTAGCCCAATAAGGCATCCAATTGTTCTGGGTCACAAACAGAACTAACCCTGATTCTATCCCTGCTGATTGGGGGATCTTGCTGGTTGAGCACGGCAAGGCTGTTCATGCTTACGTTAACCCGGATTTGGGGAAATGTTGGGACCAGCAGTACAAAGGGGGAAAATGGGTAATGGGTGAGGTATTTGCAGAAGTGGATAAGCTCCTTGATCACGGCAAGAAGGAGCGTCCAGTGGATACCAAAGAGGGGGATAAGAAGGCTAAGGTAGAGCCCCTCGTGAAAGATGTTCCCAAGGAGAAGCCATAGAAGTAGGTTTAGATTTCCAGGGAGCAGAAGTAACCGATCGAGAGCCCAAGGTTGAGAGTGATAGGCTAGGTATAGAGCGAATCGGTTAGTAAGGTGGCGGAAGTTAAACGGCAACCTTTGGATGTTAATGTTGTCAGTGAGAAGCTAAAGGATTGGCACCCCCCATCCGCTGACAGCTCCTTGGGATTGGATGATTTGATACAAGAACCCCAGGGCTCCGAAAGCCACCATGTTCAATCGTTGGAGACCAGGACCTGGTCCAACATATAGATGTACGACAGCAGGGTCTAAGCAGACATCGATCGTACAGTTGACGCTCCACAGCAACGAGGGCAGCAAGAGGTTAGAGAAAACCATAATAACGAACTGCTAGTGGATTTGTTGCGAGGAGGGAATGAGCTGTCTTAGATACGATAAGCTGAACGGAGATTGGACCATACTACGTTGAATCTCGATGACTATGAGGGAATTGGTCAGAATCCGATGGTACAGGAAGTCTAGCAAAGGCATTCTTCCGTGTTGTCGGACACTAGATCGAGAGCGTAGTAGTCAAAGAGATCAGAGTTGGACAAGGCTCAGTGGGATCTGCATGAGTATCTAACAGGTGAACCGGCTGACAAGAAGCAAATATCTGAATCACCCGGGTCTTATTACAGCTTTTGTTACGAGCGCTTGACCAGCGAGATTAATCGCAGGCACTTCCACCCTACCATGTGGATTGATTTTAAGCGACGTGACAAATTTTCCCTATACTGGAGCGAGGGGTACTTCAAAATCCTGGACCACACGCATGGGATGCTTTATCGTACTGGCCATAGGGCTGTGCGATTTAAGTACCTCATAGAGAGCTTTTAGAGTGAGCGTGTTGAAGACAGGAGATTCCTATAAGTGGGCCACAACCTTAGGCTGTCGGAGGACTTTACTGTCGATGAGAGTGCCGGTTTGGATCTCTCTGACACTCAGTTAGTCCGTCCCGCGATAGCCAGGGAAGTGATGGAGACTGCTCACGTGTACCCATGCGACAACGAAGTGGCTGTACAAATACAGCTTCTGAAGGTATTAAGGTAGTCTACTCCTTATTACATCCAAACTGACAAAAGCAGACAGTTGGATGATTAATTTGGGGAGATTCTTGATGATTACCATTTCGCCTTCCGAC